CGCAGACGACCAAGGTCGGAGCAAAGCGTAACTGTCGGAATGTCTGGACGATCGCAACTGAGGCGTTCCCAGGCAGCCACTTTGCCACCATGCCCACAGCGTTGGTCGAGCGGTGCATCAAGGCTGGCACGTCTGAGCGCGGCTGCTGCGCGGCCTGCGGTGCGCCGTGGGTGCGGGTTACGGAGCGCACGGTTGCGCTGACCAGTGGCAGCGGCAGGGCTGGCAACGTGCCCAACGGCAAGCATGCGGGCTCTGTGCAGGCGATGAGCGGCGAGTATGACATCCGCATGGGGCCGAGTGTGGCAACCACCACCACCGGCTGGAGTGCATCCTGCCAGTGCAACGCCGCCGTGGCGCCGTGTGTCGTGCTCGATTGTTTCGGTGGCGCCGGCACCGTTGGCCTCGTTGCCGATCGCCTGCAGCGCGACGCGGTGATGATCGAGCTTAACCCAGCCTATGCGGAGATGGCTGAGCGCCGGCTGCACCGCGACGCCGGCATGTTCGCGATGGTCGCCACAGCCTAGCCGACCGCCGCCAGCCAGGCGCCCGCCAGGCACCACGCCAGCGCGAACAGATCAACCCAGGAGGCGGCAATGAACCTCGTCACCGTGCTGATCATCCTGGTGATCATCCTGCTGATTTTCGGCGGAGGCAGCTACTACGGCGGCTGGGGCGGCCCGGCCTACCGCACCTATGGCGCATATGGCGGCGGCCTCGGGCTGATCCTGGTCGTGATCCTGGCCATCTTGTTGCTGCGCGGCGGTTTGTGACGTCTTGGTTCGACCGCCTCGCCACCGCCGTCGCCGTGGCTGCCGGCCGGGCGTGGGCCTCGGGCCTGGCGCTGCTCGTGGTGCTGGTCTGGGCAGCCTCCGGCCCGCTGTTCCACTACTCGGACACCTGGCAGCTCTTCATCAACACGGGGACGACCGTCGTCACGTTCCTGATGGTCTTCCTCATCCAGGCGACCCAGACGAGGGACACGGCCGCCATACAGTTGAAGCTCGATGAACTCGTCCGCGCCAACCATGACGCACGCAACGTCTTCGTCGGCATCGACCAGCTGACCGCGCAGGAACTCGAAGCGCTGCGGCGCCGGCAACCCAACACCTAACCATCCCCAGGAGCAGTCTATGGCTGAAATCCGCATTAGTGCCGGAGCCGGTGACGCGTCTGCGGCCTGGGAGGCTGCGCTGGCCGAGGCGCGGGCGCTGCCAGGCGCCGACACCATCGTCGTGGAGGACGGCACCCACACGCTTGCCCGACCGCTCACCCTGACCGCAGCGGACAACGGCACCACCATCACCGAGGCGGAGGGCGCAACGGCGGTGCTCGACGGTGGCGGCGAGGCGATGTCGCTGATCCACGTCGATGGCGCCAGCAACATCACCATCAGCGGCCTCGGGTTCGAGAACACGTCAGGCGGCGGCGATTTCGACAGCTCGCTCGCTGCGGTGCGGGTGGAGAACGGCGCGTCCAACATCACCATCAGCGATGGCGATTTCACCAACGTCGCGCTGGGCGTGCAGGCCTACTGGGGCGCCAACCACGTCACGGTCAGCGATAGCCGTTTCACCGACACCTGGGGCCCGGCGATCGACTTCAACGATGAGAGCTACCAGAACACCGCGACCGGCAACACGATCCTGCGCTCGGGCTCCGTCTACACCGAGGGCGGCGCGATCCAGATGTATGAGAGCTGGGGCAACACGGTCAGCCACAACTCGATCAAGGACGTGCCGCGCCACGGCATCGAAGAGCAGAACTGGGATGCCGGCAACAAGAGCGGCGGCAACCTGATCGAGTATAACCGCATCACCAACTACATGGGCGCGACCGAGGACGGCGGCGCCATCTACATCTTCGGCGGCGATGACCCGTTCACGCCCTACGCATCCACCATCCAATACAACCGCATCGAGGGCACGGCCGATCCGTTCTCTTGGGGCATCTACATGGATGACCTGGTGAACGGTGCGAACATCATCGGCAACTGGGTCGACGGCGGCGGTGTGGCGAACATCATGATCCACGGCGGCGATCGCAACGAGGTGGCGAACAACGTGCTGCTGAATGGCGGGCAGTTCGGCATCACCGTGCAGACCGGGCTCGTCGATCCCGGCCCGATCAGGTTCGACAACATCCACGACAACGTGGTGGCGCCCGGCACCGGCATCTGGGGTGCGTCTGATGCGGCGGGCGTGCAGTTCCACGACAACGTCTATGTCGGCACCGAGGGCCAGTTCGGCTGGGAGTTCGAGCCGTTCGAGGTGTGGCAGGCAGCCGGCGGCGACAAGGGGACCGTGGTGCTCGACAGCCTGGTCGGCGGCATCGGTGATCCCGACAATCCGATCGACGGCCCGGGGCCGGGCGACCTGCCGGAATTTCCGGGCGGCGGCTTCGATCCTGACCTGCCGAATTTCAACCCCGATTGGGATCCGATTGCGGAGCGCCCGGAGCCGCCGACCGAGCCGGAGGAGCCGGGCGTGCCGCTCAACGTGCTGGTGCTGCAGCTGTCGGCTGACTACGACGGCGTGGAGCCTGCGTTCGTGCTCAGCGTCGACGGTGAGCAGGTGGGCGACGGCTCGGTGGAGCATCATCACGGCGAGGGGGTAGATCGCTTCGTGTTCCGTGGCGACTGGGCACCCGGCGCGCACGAACTGACCATCCAGTTCACCAACGACAGCCCGACGATCAACCTGTGGGCCGAGGATCTGTGGTTCGGTGGCCAGACCTACAGCGGACCCAACGGGCAGGATGTGAACATCGGTGAGCTGCCGGGTGACCGGCTGACGTTCACCGTCGGACAGTAATCTGCAATGGCTGAACGCCAGCAGGCTGATTGGATGCATCTGTGATGGAAGATGACGCACCGAACGAGCATGGCGCGCTTTTGACGTTTGCCGATGATCTCGACGAATGGCGCTGGGAACAGGCGGATGCGGTCACCGGGATCAGCGCCCGTGCCGTGCGGCTGTTCCTTGGTGAACTCGGCCGTAACTGCGCGCTTGTCATATACCCAGAAGACGATGGCGCGACTGTCGTTATGGTGGCCTTTGGTGGTGAGCTTCGTATTGAGGCTGACCTCGGCGGCGTGCTGCGTGATTTCGCGGCAAACGAACGATGGCACGCTAACGAAAAGGCGGCTTTCAAGGGTGTGTTGCAAGACGTGTTGAAGGCGCTCTGATGGCAGTCACCACAGCCATCATCGCGCCCGACGACGAGGTGCCTGTCGGTGCAGCCGGGCTCACTGGCCGCGACACCAGCGCCGCGATTGTGCATCGAGACGTGCCGATTGGTGCGGCGGGCCTTACAGGTGGTGAGTCCCTAGTGGACGTCTATCCACGGGACTTGGATGATCTACTCACAAGGCTCGTCGAATGGTTTGAAGAAGCCGAAAATGCGTCACAGGATTCGCGGGAGGAGAGCGAGCGCTGTCGGGACTACTTCACGGGCCGGCAGTGGACCGCCGCTGAGAGCGCGGCCTTGCGTAAGCGAGGCCAACCCGAAATTACCGTGAACAAAATAAGTGAAAAAATTGGCCTACTCTGCGGCCTCGAACGCCGCAACCGCAGCGACCCAAAGGCATTTCCGCGAACGCCGACCGAGGAAGACCGCGCCGATGCGGCGACGCAGGCATTGCGGTATATCGGCGACGACAACAGCATCGATGTGATCCGCAGCGCCGTCTACGAGGAGATGCTGGTCGAGGGCTTCGGTGGGCTGGAGATCGGCCTGGCGGACGATGGCAAGGGCGGTGCGGACATCACACTGACGCACGTTCCGTGGGATCGGCTCTGGGTCGATCCGCACAGCCGCCGCGCGGATTTCAGTGACGCGCGCTACGCCGGGATCGTCATCTGGATGGACCGCGACCAGCTGGAGGAGACCTATCCGGTTGCGATTGAAACCATCGAGCACGCGTTCGCCGCCGAGCACAGCGGCACGACCTACGACGACCGGCCTGGGACGGTGACGTGGAGCGACAGCAGCCGCCGCCGCGTGCGCGTCGTGCAGTGCCACTGGACCGAGGGCGGCACCTGGTGGAGCGCGACGTTCAGCAAGGCCGGCTACCTCAGCGAGCCGCAGACAAGCCCGCACCTCGACCGTCGTGGCAAATCGGCGTGTCCGCTGATCCTGCAGAGCGCTTACATCGACCGTGAGAACCGGCGTTACGGCATCGTCCGCGGCATGATCTCGCTGCAGGACGAAATCAACAAACGCCGCAGCAAGGCGCTGCATCTGTTGAGCGTCAACCGCACGATCGCCGAGCAGGGCGCGGTGCCCGACGTGGATAAGGCGCGGCGCGAGGTGGCGCGGCCCGATGGCTATATCGAGATCATGCCGGGGATGAAGTTCGAGGTGATCCCGGGCGGCGATTTGGCCTTGGGACAGTTCAAATTGCTGGAGCACGCGACTGCGGAGATGCAGCTGAGCGGCCCGAATGCGGCAATGGCTGGCGTGGCCAGCGGCGATCCGAGCGGACGCGCCATCATTGCGCAGCAGGCGGGTGGTGCTGCGGCCAACGAGCCGCTGTCGGACAGCCTCCGCCAGTGGACGCGGCGGGTCTACGAGGTCTGCTGGATGGCGGCGCGGCAATACTGGACGGCAGGGCGGTGGGTGCGCGTGACCGACGACATCGGCAGCACGCAGTGGGTCGGCATCAACCGGCCGGTGACGGTGCGGGACGAACTGGCGGCGATGCCGGAGGAGCAGCGCGCGATGGCGATGCAGCAACTGCAGATCGTGCCAGGCGATCCGCGGCTGCAGCAGGTCGTCCGCATCGAGAACGACGTGACGGACCTCGAGGTGGACATAACCATCGAGGAAGGCATGGACGTGCCCGCGTTGGAGCACGAACAGTTCCAGCAGCTGGCACAATTGGCACAGGCGCAGCCGGGCCTGATCCCGCCCGACGTGCTGATCGCGGCCTCGGGGCTGCGCAACAAAGGCGAACTGCTCGACCGCATGAAGAAGGCATCCGAGGCGGCCGGTGCGATGGGTCCGCAGATGCAGCAGCTGGAGATGGCGAAGAAGCAGGCCGATGTGCGGGCCACCAACGCCAAAGCCATGGCCGACGAGGCGCTGGCGAAGGAGCGTGACCATGCGAGCATCCACCACATCGCGGAAATCCACGACTCATTCAGAGCGCCGCCTGACAGCGCATCACCGGCTAATCCTGCGTCGATGAAGCGCGGGGCCGACATGACGCTGCCGCCGGAACTGGTCGCGGCTGACGTGCTCGCCGACATACAAGCGAAAGCGGCGAAGACGCAGCTGGACGAAGCGAAAGCACGCGACTTGCATTTCGCCAGCGTGAAGAAGGCAGCGGAAACGCGGGCGATCCTCAACCCGCCACCGCAGCAGGCGCCGCGTCGTGGCTGAGTTCAACGCGCTGATGCGTGATGCGCGCATTGTGCCGCCGGTCGAGCCGAATGCGCTGTTGCAGGTGCCAACGCAGGCCGACGCGTGGACGCAGAATGTGCAGGCGGCGACCGACTGGATGGAGCGCGAGCGGCAGATCAGCCGGGACCGCGGGCTGTGGACAGGCGGCAGCGTGTTCGAGGGCGGGCATCCGACGCAGGCTGGCGTGGTGGATGCGGTGAAGCAACTCAGCGAGAACGCGTTGCTGAGCACGTCCGCGCCTGGCATCCGCGGGTATCACGCCGGGCCGCATAGTTTCGACAGGTTCGACAACAGCAAGATCGGCACAGGCGTCGGCGCGCAGCCCTACGGGCGCGGGCATTACCTCGCGGGCAATGAAGATGTGGCCAGGGTTTATCGCGGCCGAGATGGCCATATGTATGAAGCGAATATAAAGGCAGAGCCGCACCAGCTGATCGACTGGGACCAGCCGTTCGCGGCACAGGGCGATGTTGGCAAGAAGGCGCACGAGATCACCCGCGACCTGCTAACGAAAGCCTATCAAAAAACGGGTTCAGCGGACTTTGCGGAAAAGCTGATGAATACTGGCGGTGGCTTAGGCAAGCCGTTCTCGCCGGATATGACGCCAGGCGACGCCATCCTGTGGGCACAGGCGGCAGGTGTTGACCCGGCCGTTGTGTCGGAAGCACTGCGCGGCGCAGGCATCCCCGGACTCAAGTATTCCGATGCTGCCGTGGCGGGCGGTCCAGCGAAGCAGAATTACGTCGTGTTCGACGCCGACACCATCGAGATCCTGCGCAAATACGGCATCGCCGGCCTCATGGCAGGCGGTGGCGCGGCAGTAGCCGGTTCACAGCAGCAATAGGGGTCAGTTCTTCCGCACCGGCGCTATCATAATGTCGCGCCAGACGGTGCCGTCGGGCAGCGTCACGGTGCCGGCGAACGGGTCTATCTCGCACAGGTCCATCTGTTCGCGGCGAAACCGATCAACCCGCTCCGCGCCGCCCGCCTCGCGTATTTTGCGCCGCACCCTCGGCGGCATCTCCGCCTCACGCGCGAGCCAGGCACGGAGCGACGGCAGGGATATCCGCAAGCCCTCGTAGCCGCCTTTCGCCATCGGTTTCCCGTGGATCTGCAGCCTTCCGCTGTAAAATTCCTGATTCATCTCGCGCTCTGTCAGCTTCCACATCCGGTGGAACTCCAGAGTGCTCATGTGGAACCCGTCGGTCACGTCGCTGTAGCCGCTCATTCCGAAATCCCAGTCTGACCAGAGACCCAAAATATGCCTGAGAACTCCGAGCTGGAAGCCTTCCTCCAGGAGAGCACTGCTGCACCCGCCTCTGTTCCGCCGGAGCGAGCACAGCCGGCCTCCACGGGTGAATCTCCACCGTCATCACCAGCATCGGCGCCGGTGCAGGACGATGACGACGGGGACGATGCGTCGCCGGCATCATTGGAGGAAGGCGTCCAGGCTGTTCCGCTCGCAACGCTCGAAGCCGAGCGGAAACGGCGGAACGACTGGAAGCAGAAGGCATCGCAGAAGGAAGGCGAGAACGCCGAGCTGCGACGCCAGCTGGAGGCGCTACAGCGCGGTGGGGCGCCACAGCCGCAGCAACAGGCACAGCCAGCGCAACAGCCCTCCACGCCGCTCTGGCGGCTGCCGGAGGTGCCGATCCCGAACCCGCTGGAAGATCCCGGCGGCTACGCCCAGGCGCTGCTGTATGAGCAGACGCGGCGGCTGGAGGTGGATCGCTTCAATCACCGGCTCGACCAGTCCGAGGAGCGCGCCCGCGCCAAGCTCGGCGACGAGACCGTCGACAAGCTCATCGCTGATTTCCGGACGTGGCCGCAGTCGGCAAAGGACGAGATCTTCGCTGAGAAGGACGCTTACGCGGCACTGCACCGGCGCTCGACCGCGCTGAAGCTGCAGCAGGAGATGGGCGACGACCCGGAGAAGTGGCGCGAGGCTGAGCGTGCCAGGCTGCGCGCCGAGATCGAGGCAGAGATAGGCGGGACCGCGCCAGCGCCTGCGTCTGCGCCATCGCGTGTGGCCGGTCTGGCGCCGTCACTTGCCAACGCGCGCAGCTCAGCGCCACGCAGCGCGCCGGCCAACGTCGGCATGTCGCTCGAAGAGATGTTCCCGCCGTATCACGAACGCACCAAGCGCAAGGCGTAGCCACACAGTTTCGCGGCTCGACGGCGCTTCGGCGTCTCGCCGCATCCACGGAAACACCGTCGCCGGGTGGTCCTTGCGGAGGGACGAACGGGTGCGCACGCAAGTGCGGAAAGGCTGAGCCCTGGCCGCGATAGGGTGATGGCGGGTTCCTACGATCTAGGAGCCATTCTGTGGCCGACATGAATATCACTCCCGCTAGGACGGGACTTACACCAACCCAATGGGACGACAGGTTTTTCACAGAGTATGTGAGAAACAATCAATTCTCGCGCTATATGGGGCGCGAGATGGGCTCCATGATCCAGCTGAAAGTGGATCTGGAGCGCGAGAAGGGCGATTCCGTCGTCTTCCCGACCGTTCGTAGGCTGGTCGGCGCTGGCGTAACCGGAAACGTCGTCCTCGAGGGCAACGAGGAAATCCTTAACGCCCGTAGTCTCAAGCTGGTCGTCGGCGCGATACGGCACGCCGTTGCAGTCAGCGACTGGGACGAACAGAAGAGCGTCATTGCGTTGCGGGATGCCGCGCGCGATGCGCTGATGGACTGGGCGCTGGAAAAGATCAGGGCCGACATCATCGTGTCACTCGGCTCGATGACCGCCGATGGCGACGTGCAGATCAGCTATGGCGCTGCTACGGCTGCACAACGCAATACGTGGCTCGTCAACAACACCGACCGCGTGCTGTTCGGTGCTGCTGTCGCCAACCATGTATCCGGCGTCATGGCGACGGCACTGACGACGCTGGATACCACGGCGGACAAGATGTCCGGTGCGGTCCTGAGCACGGCCAAGCGCCGCGCGCTCATGGCCAATCCGCGCATTCGGCCGATGCGCATCTCCGGCGATGAAGAGTGGTTTGTGTGCTTCATGCATCCGTATGCGTTCCGCGACTTCAGGAACGACCCGGCGGTGCAGCAGGCCAACCGCGATGCGTGGACGCGCGGGTCCGATAATCCGCTGTTCACGGGTGGCGATCTTCTGTGGGATGGCGTGATCGTTCGCGAAATCCCTGAGATGACCGTCGTCCCTGGCGCGGGTGCCGGCGGCACAACGGACGTGGCGGCCAGCTTCCTATGCGGTGCGCAGGCAATCGGTATCGCCTGGGCTCAGCGGACGAAAAGCACAACCAATACCCGTGATTATGGCTCGACAGGGCCCACCATCCATTAATGGGTGGTCGCAAACCGGGTGAACTCAGGGGATAGCTCACGCAGCCAATCCTGAGCCAAGCCGCCGCAAGGCGGAAGGCGCAACGACCATCCCGCAAGGGAGTAGGGCCAAGCGGCCCGAAGCGCCCGGCACCCCATGTGGGTGATGATATGGTCTCCTCTGCCGCGCGAGCGGTAGCAGCCCGAGAGGGCGGTCAGAGCGTCGCGACCTCTGGCGAAGAGCAAGGACTTTCACGGTGTAGGCGTGCAGGAAATGAGGGGTATCGGAAAGCTCAGGTTCGGCACCGATGCCGCAGTGGACCAAAACAAACCCGTCGATGCAGGAGTCTTCACGATATGGACTACTGCCGTAGCTGACGCATGATATAAGCGAGGCCCGCTGGTGTTTGAGCACCGGGCGGGCCTCTACCACCAACCGATGAGTGAGCATCGCCAATGGCTACAGAATACGTGCCCTATACAGGGCCAGTTGTCACGCGTGCCGCGGCTATTGCCGGCGGTCTGACACGCTACTTCACCGGCAGACCGTGCTGCCGCGGTCATGTAAGCCAACGCAGAACCGTAAATCATGCCTGCACGGTCTGTGAGTGGAAGAAACTGAACCGGACCGAGGCGAATGCAGCAGAGCGCGCTAGGCACGCGCGCAATCCGGGATACTTCCAGCGGCACTATGCGGCGAACGCCGAGCGCATCAAGGCTCGCATCATAGCTGCCTACCACGCAAACCCCGAGCCTACGCGCGCACGGGTTAAGGAGTGGAAGGAGCGTTATCCCGACCGTGTGCTGGCCAATAGGAATGGGCATTACGAGGCGAACAAAGAGACGATCAAACAGCGGGTCGCTGAATGGAATGCTGCCAACCCGGAAGCCACCAGATCGCGCGGACGTAATTACCGAGCGCGCGTGAATGGTGCCGAGGGATCGCACACGGCAGCAGACATCCTGGCTTTGTTCGATGCGCAGAGCGGGGCCTGTGTCTACTGCAAGCGGCAACTCGGCTCGGCATACCACGTTGACCACATTCATCCGCTATCGCGTGGTGGGTCGAACTGGCCGACCAACCTGCAGCTGCTGTGCGCGCGTTGTAACAACAACAAGCGGGCAACAGACCCAGCCGAATACGCCAGGCGGCTCACCCTGAAAGGAAACTGACATGGCAAACGACAAGTCTGACGACGACGACCGCAAGCGGCGCGAGGAGGAGGAGAAGCGCCAGCGTGATCAGCAGCAACGCGATCAGCAGCGGCAGCAACGCACCCAGCAGCAGCAATCGCCGGAGAACCGCGCGGCGGCTGAGCAGCAGGCGGCGGAGGCAAAGGAGGCGGCCGGTGCGGCATCAATCGGCGGGCAGGTCATCCTCGACTACAACAGCGACGCCAGCCTGGGCGCACGTGGTGGCATAGGCGGGACGATGACCGAGAACGTGCAGGCGCGTGATGCGTATCTGGTGTCGGTGGGCCTCGATCCTGTCGCACCGAGCGGGCCGCCGCTGGGCTCGGCCGAGGCGCTGCAGGCACAGCGGGAGGCAATGCAGCCCAAGCCGCAGTTCGTGCCCTCCACCAGCAGCAAGGCCACGCGCATGTCGAGCCTCGCGGCCGGCATCGAGGAGGGCGACCTGCCACCGCCTCCCGAGCCGCCTGTCACGACCCGCGGCGGAGCGGCCTAGCCTGCTCTGGCGCTGCCAGGCGTGCGGCGGGCGGAGCCTCGTGCATCACAGCTATTGCGATGCATGCGGCGCCGCTCGTCCGCCGCCGCCGCCTGAGCGCCCGCCAGGGCACGACACACAGCCGGAGCACACCATGGCAGTGACCGTCTCCATGCTCGCGGAGCGCGCCCTCAGGCGCCTTGGCGTGGCCATTGTGCCGGTGGCCGAGCGGCCGGCGCTCAATACCCGCGTCGCACCCGGCGACATCGCCATCGGCGCGCTGATCGAGCTTGGTGTGATAGCGACAGACGAGGTGCCGGCATCGCAGGCGACGGTCGTTCCGGTTGATACCATCGCCACCACGGCGCTGATCAAGCTGGGCGTGATCGCGTCGGACGAAACACCGAGTGCTACCGACCTCGCCCTGTCGCGCGGCGCAGTCAACGCGGTGCATGCCGCCCTCGTGGCGCAAGGCTCGGTCGAGTGGACGAGCGCGCAGATCAGGAGCGACGTATCGGAGGAATATGCCGGGCTGACCGCGTTTCACATCGCGTCGTCGTTCGGCAAGCAGGGCGATCCGGCGATCGTGCCGCTGCTGGAGGGCCGCATCGCGCATGTCTCGCGGGTGCAGCGCGCCTATGCGCTGGCGCTGAGCAAGTTAACGCAGGTGCAGGCGTCGCTGGTGTCGCAGGCCAATGTAACGTGGGACAATCTCGGCGTGCCGATGGCCGTCGCGGAGGAATACACCCGGCTGGTGGCGATGGCGCTGGCGTCGAGCTTCGGCAAGCCGGTCGAGCCGCAGATGCTGGCGATCTGGGAAGCGCGCGTCCGTCGCATGGCAGCGGTCCTGGCGGGGCCTGGGTCGGCGGAGGACGCGGTGCAGGCGGTGCACGACAACCTCGTGGCGCGCGGCCTCGCACGGTGGACCGTATGGGACGTGCCACCGGCGGCCGAGCTGCCATACGAGATGCTGGCGGCGAACCGGCTGGCGCCGCTGTTCGACAAGCCGATGGACCCAGCCGCCGATCTGATTGCCAGCCGGGCGCTGTCGCAGATTGCCGCGCTGCCGACCTCCGGGCAGACCGTCACGGCGGAGTATTTCTGATGTCGCCCGAGGATGGGCTGACCTTTGGCGGGACGCTGCCGCCGGCGCCGGTTCCAACGCCACCGCCTACGGTGCCGCCTGGAGGCGCGTCGCCGCCGGATGACAACCTGGACTTTGGCGGTTATCCGCAGCCGCCTGGCGTGCCGACCGATCCGACCGGCGAGAACTGGCGCGGACCGCCCGGACCGCCAGGGCCGCCGGGACCGCCATCGACTGTGCCCGGACCTCCGGGGCCGCCATCGACGGTGCCAGGTCCACCCGGACCGCCTGGCGCCGATAGCACGGTGCCCGGCCCACCAGGTGCCGACAGCACAGTGCCAGGTCCACCTGGAATCCAGGGACCGCCTGGCCCGACCTACACCCTGCCTATCGCCACGCCGAGCCTGCTCGGTGGCGTGAAACCGGACGGCTCGACCATCACCGTTGCGGGTGACGGCAAGATCTCGGCGGTTGCCGCGGCGGCTGGCGTAGCGTCGTTCAACACCCGCACCGGCGCGGTGACGCTGAGCAATGCCGACGTGGTCACGGTCCTGCCGGCATCGAGCACCACGCCTGCGATGGATGGCACGGCGACGATCGGCGCAGGCACGACATGGGCGCGGGCTGACCACATCCATCCGACCGACACCAGCCGCTATGCCGCGAGCAACCCGAGCGGCTACCAGACCGCGGCGCAGGTGACGACGACCGTTCAGGCCGCGCAGCGCTATCTGAACTACGCCATCAACGGCGGGTTCAGCGTCAACCAGCGCACCTATGTCAGCGGTGCCGCGCTGGCGGCCGGTGCGTTCGGCCATGACCGGTGGAAGGCGGGCGCTGGCGGCTGCACCTACACCTTCACGCAAAGCCCCGGGCCTGCCACCACGGTCACCATCACCGCAGGCACGCTGCAGCAGGTCGTGGAGGGCGCATCCCTGGCCGGTGGCAACTACATGCTGTCATGGACCGGAACCGCCCAGGGGCGCGTCGGAGCCGGCGCCTATGCCGCTTCTCCCGTCGCTGTCACCGGCATCGTGGCGGGCGCGAATACTACGGTCGAGTTCAACGCCGGCACGTTGGGTCAGGTAAAGCTTGAGGCAGGCACTGTTGCCACCCCGTGGGTGGCTAACCCGTCACAGGCTGAACTAGTCAACTGCCAGCGGTATTACCAGACCAACAACTTCGGGCTGTGGACGATGGGGGGCGCGGGGATCGCGGAGCTGCTGACGCTGAGCCTGCCATCGCCGATGCGAGCCGCACCAACCATCACAACGTCATCCGTATCGGCAACCAATTGCACAAGTCAGGCGCTGAGCGGGCCGACCTATTCCACCTACCAGATATACCTGGTCGCGACCGCCGCCGGTCAGGTGACCTACTATGGCAATTACGCCGCGTCCGCCGAGTTATGAGGCCCGCATGGCACAACCATACCAGCTGACTGCCACGCCTCCCGGCATGATGGAAACCGTGCTGCGCGTGGCCGATGGCGGGCGCATTCCCGCCGATCCGGCGAATGCTGACTATCAGCGGTATCTTGCATGGCTCGCGGCGGGCAACACGCCAGATCCGGCACCGCCGCCATCGCCGATCGCCACGGTCTATCAGTCGTCGGAGGCCCTGGAGCTGTCGCGTGCCAGATCGCTGAACGCGCAGGGCCGCACACAGGAAGCCGTCGCCGCCCTCCTAGACATGCTGGAGCCATCACGATGACCGCAACAATCATCAGCAACGTCCCGCCGTTCGGCGCCATGACCAACCGCGCCATCGCCGGCCTGCACGAAGTCAACGAGGCTGTGCTGCGCCTCAAGGACGCCGTCGCCACGGCTGCGAGCGGCTATGACGGCGTGCCCGGCACCGAGTATGAGGGCGATGGCACGAACTTCGGCGTGGTGCCAGGCACAGCGCCTGGCGAGAAGGGCGCGGACTACGCCTATGCGATCAACACGCTGGCCACCGCCTGGGAGACATTCTGGACCGCGGCGCAGCCCTCCATTGAGCAGCTCGACAACGGCGTTACCCTGTAATGCTGCAGAGCGTCACCCTGCCATATATGCGAACCTCGCCGGTGCATCTGCCGCGGCGCGATCTCGTGCTGTCCGCCGCCGATAGCCTGCTGCTGAGCGTCACCGTCGTGGAGAGCGATCGCCCGTCAGCGCAGGCGCTGATCCTCGCCACCGACGCCAACGGCCCGGCGATGCAGCTCGTGCTGTGGGAGGAGGCGCTCTATCCCGGCCACGGCTGGTGCTGCGACTACCAGCGCCCCGGCCCGGTGCATGGCATGGTGCTCGCGTCGGTGATCGGCAGGCCGGGCAGCGCGGCCGGGTCGTGGGACTTCGAGCTGCCGACCGGCACGTTCGCCAATATGCCGCTGCGCGTTGGCTGGTCGATCCTGCTGCTGTGGAACAACGGCACGGCGTCGTCGGTGCTGGCGCAGGGCGTCATCAACGTGCTGCGGCCGTTCGTGACCGGCGTGCCGCTCACCGCGATCCCGCCCGATCCGAATATTCCGCCGGTTCAGCCTGGCGCGCCCTCGCTGCTGGATCTGGTTACGTCCGAGACCCTTCGGCCGATCCTGGCATCCGATACCCTGAAGCAACTGGAGACATCGTAATGTCGGGAACCATCCGCGTTGCTGACCTGCCCGACCTGGGCGCCGTCACCGATGCATCGTCCATTGTGGCGGATGTCGCCAGCGGCACCGGACGGTTCTCGGCGCTGGCGCTGAAAAACTACTGCTACACCGCCAGCATGCCCGAGGCGCCGTCTACTAACACGCCTTACGGCCGGATGAACGGCGCCTGGACGCCGGTGCTGGGCGATGCGCCGTCGAGCGGGCTGCCGTTCGCCAGGCTCAATGCCGCGTGGTCGGTGGTCGTGCCCGAGGCGCCGCTGACCGGCTCGGTGTATGGCCGGATCAATGGCACATGGACGGAGGTGATGCCGATCACCGGCGGCTCGATCTTCGGCAATCTCAACGTCGGCGGCAACATCCTGTCCAGCGGCGCGGTCTACGCCAACGAGTTCCGCCTGTCGTCGGCGAACGCCTAC